ACAACTAAAGTATCGGCAGGCACTAATACACTTAGCGCCCCAGCTAGAGTTGTTGCACTTAACATTAAATGTGGTGGAACGCAGGGCAAAGTTGATTTGATAGATAATGGTTCAGGTGGAACTGTTAAATATACAATCGTCACTCCTGCAATCGGTTCTGGAGAAGATGAGTATTTACAAGTTAATTTTCCTGATTCAGGAATAAGATTTGAAACTGATCTTTTTGTTTTTTTTAACCAAGCTACGTCTGTTGGTGTAGTCTATGGCTAGAAAGCGCGATAAGCAGCCACCAAAAACAAAGAAGTATTTCCGCCCCACGAAAAAAGGGGCGGGAATGACAGCTGCAGGAGTAGCGAAATATCGTCGTGATAATCCTGGTTCAAAATTAAAAACAGCTGTAACAGGAAAAGTTAAGCCTGGGTCAAAAGATGCAAAGCGAAGAAAGTCTTTTTGTGCTAGAAGTGCAGGACAAATGAAAAAATTTCCTAAAGCAGCTAAAGATCCTAATTCAAGATTGAGACAAGCTAGAAGACGTTGGAAATGTTAAGATTAATCATAATATTACTATTTGTTACAACAAAAGTTTATAGTGAAACAAACACTGTAAGTAGCACAGTAGTAACAAACAATACTCCACCTACGGCTAATTCACCTAGTGTTGTTGTAAATAATTCTGACGTTTGTAAGACGGCAGTGGCCGGGGCCGTGCAGACCCAGATCCTCGGAATTTCGTCGGGAATCACGGTGACTGATGAAAACTGTGAAAGAATAAAACTAGCAAGATCTTTGTATGCTGCAGGCATGAAAGTTGCATCGGTGAGTCTTCTATGTCAAGACCCGCGCGTTTGGGACAGCATGGCTATGGCAGGCACTCCATGCCCATACATGGGTTCTATTGGCGAAGATGCTGAAACAGGGTGGAAAGATAATATGGATATGATTCCAGAGGGTAGTGTAATTTATGCAAAATGGAATGATGAAATAAAACAAATAAAAATACAAGAAGGAGCTGATAGCGATGCGTCAAACCTTATCAAGTTTATTATTGCTGGCTTGGTTATGCATTCTGGTATCGTTATGTTCTTCCCTTAGAGCTGAGTGTCCAGTAACTGCTTCTGGAGTTTGTACACCTGGAGTAGAAGAAACAATCGTAATAACAGAAACAGAATCAATAGAATACGAAGCTGACGGTCACACCGTGACCACAACAACAACGACAGATACTACCACAGTTACAGTAACAAACGAAGACTCAGGCAATATACTTGATGGAGACAATGGTTTTGTACAGCCTAGATATGAAGGTGATATGGACCAGGACTGGGGTGGGCAAGGCCCTGCAAACATGCCATCTGGAAACAATTGCTATGCATTAGGCTCAGATAGATGTGCACAAATTACTGGATCAGGTAATTCAACTTCGACACAAGGTGTGAGCGGGATGGGTACCACCTTTATACAAACTGTCGATATATCTGAATTAGATATTAAGAATGGAGGTAGAACAAACTACTCTATAAAAGTTGATAAAAGAGACGCACAAGATCGTATCTACATGCACATTACAGGAAAAAATGGCAATACAAATGTATTTAGTGGCACGGATATATTATCAGAATCTGGTGTTACAAGTGGTTATCAAGAATATACAGGAGGTTTTGATTTTGCAGGAACAATTACAAGACTAACAATAGAGGTAGGAGGACGTGATATTAATTTGGCAATTGGACCGCTTTTTGATGATGTGCGTATAAACGTATTATACAATGTCGTATCCACAATAGTGACACAATCAATCACATCTGTTGAAATGTGGGTCGCTTATGGAGGTAGCACTGAAACAGAAGTCATAGATATTGTGGAGAATATATTTGATCACAATGATATTGTTGTACCAGAATCACCCAGCGAAGACATGTTTTTTGAGCCAGAGTTTGATGAACCAGACATGGAAATATCTTACGAAACCGTAGAGATGGAAATGGAAATACCTAGTTTTGAGATGGAGCTCCCTGAAATGGAGATTGAAATGCCTGAAGTAGAGGTGGCTGTTGTCGAAGTTGAGATGGAAATGGAGATGGAATTAGAGTTAGAAATGCCAGCGCCAGAGCCAGAAATGACAGAAGAGATTGAAGTTGCCCCAGAACCAGATACAATGGAGTCAGAACCAGAAATGGAGGAGCCAGTAAATGAGCCAGAACCAGAACCAGAATCTCAACCCGAGGCTGAAGCTGAGTCAGAATCCGTGGATGAGTCTACTGAAGAGGATTCTACAGAAGCTGAAGCTAATACGGAAGAAGAGTCTGAGCCGGAAGAAAGCGTTTCAGAGGCTGAGGAGAATGAGAGTGAACCAAGCGATATGGAAGAAACGGAAGATAAGAGTGAAGACGATACGGATGTATATGATTATGCAACAATGGCAGACGGGTTCGGAATAGCAATGGCAGAGGTTGAGTTTGCGGGTTTGAAGTTCAAAGGCGGGAAGATCTTTGTAATTATAACAGCACTAACGACACTTGGTGGTGGATTGTGGGGTGGCTTTGAATTTTACAAAGATTACTTAACAATGAAAGAACAGATACAGGAATATGTAGCACCTGATCTATCTGGATTTGATAAAGAAATAGCTCTTACAAAAGAAGAGATGAAAAGCAAAACTGATCTTATTCAAACAGAAGTAGAAATGATTATGCAAGAAATGGAAATGATCATGTCGGAAATCCGCTTAGTGAGTGATGTTGCCAATGAACTGAAAAACGACCTTAGACAAGATGTGAGACGAGTAGAGAAAATAGTAAATGATGTAGAGCAATTAGTTAAAGAAGATTCGAGAGAAACCAACCAGGAGTTAAGACAAACCACGAAGGACATTCAGGAAGACATGGCACGATTGACGGATAAGTTGGAGCAAGCCATGACTGAACTAGAAGAAAAGATAGATAAGCAAATAAAGCTGGCATTAGAGAATCCTTTATCACAAATGCAGTAATGGCTAAACCACCATCTAACGAATACTTTACACCTGTCTGCACAGACTGCGAGGAAAAGATGACTAAATTATGTCCAAGAGGTAAAGCCGCAGCTAAGAGAAAATTTAAAGTATATCCATCAGCATATGCAAATGCCTATGCATCTAAAATATGTGCAGGTAAAATAAAAGATCCAAGCGGTGTTAAAAGAAAAGATTTTAAAGGACCAAAGCCTAACGCTGATGGCAACAGAACTTCACAACAACGTAAGTTAGTATCTAATGCAAGAAAAGTAATGGCTAAAGAAGGTATAAAAACAATTATAGCTGCTGGTTGTGGCGCTGTTAGAGATAAAAGTAGAAAACAAACTAAACTATCATAATGTCTGGACACAAAGGTTTAGCAAAATGGTTTAAGCAGGACTGGGTTGATATTGGTTCTAAGAAAAAAGGTGGAGGCTTTGCTAAGTGTGGTAGGTCAAAACTTAAAGCAGATAGAAAAAGAAAATATCCAAAGTGTGTGCCTGCAGCAAAAGCAGCAAGAATGACAGAGAGTCAAAGAAGATCTGCAGTAAAACGTAAAAGAAGTAAAGCTCAAGGTGTTGGAGGTAAACCAACTAATGTTAAAACATTTGCAATGAATGGCATGGATACTAGAAGAGCAGGTGCAGCAGTAAAAGGATTTGGGTTTAGAGGTGTCTTCTAAAAGACGAGATCCTAAAGTTGGCACGGGCAAAAAACCAAAAGGTAGTGGCAGGAGACTTTACACGGATGAGAATCCACGCGATACTGTATCTATCAAGTTTGCTACTCCTACTGATGCTAGAAAGACAGTTGCAAAAGTTAAAAAGGTTAAAAAGCCGTACGCTAGAAAAATTCAAATTTTAACAGTTGGTGAACAAAGAGCAAAGGTGATGGGTAAATCAAAAGTTGCTTCTATATTTAAAAAAGGAAAAGATGCCATTAGAAAAGCAAATAAAAAATGATATACGTAAATGGTCTAGATTAAATCTAGAAGTTCCTAATCAACATTTAAATGGTATGCCTGCTTGTCCATTTGCTAAAAAGACTTGGGCAGACAAAAAGGTATTAATTAAAATTAAACAAAAAAATAAATGGTATAAGACAGAGCTTAATAAAGAGTTAGATAATTTAAATTTTATTAAGCATGAAATATTAATATTTTGTGATCCATATTTTAGTTACACGTTAGATGATTTTCAAGATATTATAGATTCTTATAATTTTTGGTATAATCGCAAAGATATATATTTTATGGGTTTTCACCCTCGAGGCACACCTACTTTAGAAGAACATGCTTTTTTGGTAGATCCAGGTCCCCAGCAGTCATACGATGGAGAGTTAGAGTATTCTATGATGCTTATACAAAAGTTCTCGCAATTACAGGAAGCTTCTGATAAATTACACAAGGCTGGCTATTACGATGGGTGGCCAAAAGAATACTACAATGAGGTGGTTAAATCGCGATATAAAACTTATAATAAAATAAGGAGATCTCTATGAAGAAAAAATCTGTGATGGCTCGTGGTGGAATGAAGACTAAAATGCGTGGCGGTATGAAAACTAAAATGCGTGGAGGTATGGAAACCAAAATGATGGGCGGAATGGGTACTAAAATGAAACCTACAATGAAGGGTGGAAATAGTACAAAGAGAAAAACTAAGAAAAAATCTGTTAAGAAAAAAGGTAGAAGATAATGCCAACTTATGCATCTACAGCTAGCTTTGATTTATCGATAGACGAGATAGCAGAAGAAGCATATGAACGATGTGGTTTGCAAGTTCGTAGCGGATACGATTTGCAAACTGCAAGGCGTTCACTTAATCTTATGTTAGCTGAATGGGCAAACAGAGGATTAAATCTTTGGACTATTCAATTACAAGAAAAAACTATTGCTGCAACTACAACTAGTTTAACAGGAACAAGTTTGTTTGGATCAGGTGCTAATGATTCTCAACAAATAGTTGATATTACTGATGTGGTTATAAGAGATAGCAGTAATAATGATTTTAGCGCAACTTCAATAAGCAGATCAACTTATTTAAATTATGCAGTCAAAACAACCAGCGGAAGACCAACTCAATACTATTTTGAACGTACGATAAACCCAACACTATTTCTATATCCTGCAGCTGATACAACGTATACTCTACGTTATTACGCTCTTGTTCGCATGTTTGATGCTGGTGATTACACCAATAATGCTCAGATACCTTTTCGTTTTCTTCCATGTATGACCGCTGGATTAGCTTATTACATTGCTATGAAAAAAACGCCAGACAGAATTCAATTACTAAAACAAGTTTACGAAGACGAGTTTCAAAGAGCGGCAAACACTGATGGTGAGAGAACAAGTGTTTTCTTAACACCAAAATCTTATCTTCCTAGCGTCTAATGGGTAAGTACGCATCTGGAAAATTTGCACAAAGAATATCTGACAGATCAGGTATGGCTTTTCCATATAATGAAATGGTAAAAGAGTGGAATGGGTCTACTGTTCACATAAGTGAATACGAAGAAAAGCATCCTCAACTAGAACCATTACCGATAATAAATGATCCTCAATCTCTTGAAAATGCAAGAGCTCAAATTGCTGATTCTACTTGTTTTGTAGGGTTGATAGGAGTCAATACAAATAGATTTGCTAGTGTGGGCATGCAGCCTAAAACTGAAGCTAAAGAAACTAGATTGCAGAGCTTTGCAGGAAATGTTACAGTGAGCACGTCATGAGTGATTACACCGATTTATTGAGTAATGTTAGAGATTATACTGAAACAACTTCAGATGTATTAACAGATGCAATAATTAATCAATTTATTGTCTCAACAGAAGACAAGCTTAGAAGAACTGTGGATCTTTCATATTACAGAAGATATGATACAGCTACTCTAACTATAAACAATCCATTTTTGCCTTTACCAGGAGATTGGGAGGCAACTAGATACGTGCAACTAATAGATGGATCAGATAATAGAACATTCTTGATACAAAAAGATATTTCGTTTATGAATGAATTTGCGCCAAATAGAACATCAACAGGAGCTGGTACTCCCAAGTATTATGCTGTTTATGATAATGATACTCATATGTTGGCGCCAACCCCGAACGCTGCATTAACTGTAGAGCTCGCATACACGTACAAGCCGCCTGTTTTATCCAGTACGACAACGTCGAATTGGGTTAGCCAAAACGCTCCAAACGTGCTTTTGTATGGTTGTATTCTAGAGGCACTTGGATACTTGAAAGGTCCAGCTGATATGATACAATACTACGATAAAATGTATAATCAGTCTGTA